ATTTGTTATCCCTAATTTATATACTTTAATAAATAACTTACTAAATAATTTTACTTTTATTCTTTCTCCTTTATTTAATTCTTTCATAATTTCTTTTAATATTACTTTTTCAATCTTTTTCACATACAATTCCTCTCTTTCGTAAAAATTTTTATTTTTATTCAAGAGATTATGCTTCACTTGCATTATATCTTTTTCTTCATTTTCTGTAAATATTTTTTCATTATTTTCTTCGACATTTTTCATATTTATTTCTCCATACTTTAATATTTCATCCGAGCTCTTTTGATATAGTTATTGTATCTTATATTTTATAAAGAACTAAAAATATTTTATGAAACTAGTATTTTCTTTTACAAAAGCCATTTCTTGTCGAATTTTGGGTTTTACAGTAAAAAGAGCTACATTTATTGTAGCTCTAAGTTTCCAGTGCTGTATAAGTCCGTTATTTTTTTACCCAAATTTTCTGCTATTACTAACATTTCTATAAATAGTATTTTATCTACATTATCTTCTATTTCTGATAATCTATGTCTTTCTATTCCTGTTTCTTCTGATAATTCTTCTAGTGATATCTTCATTTGCTTACGAATTTCTTTTATTTTTAATTCTACTGTCATAAAAACACCTCAGTAGTAGTTTCTACACTTTTAGTATTTTTATTCAAAAGAAAAGTCCCAATATGAACTTGGTATAATTCATATTGAGACTAATCCATTTTCCATACAATGACTATAATTATTATAGCATATGTTTTCAGTTTTGTGTGTCGAACTGTGTCGGAAGTTTTACATTATTTTACAAAGTTATCCACAAAATTTTAAAATTTTTCCACATCTCACAAAAATTATCCACAGAATTTTCGACATTTTATTGCAAATCTATCTAATTAATAGTATAATATTGAAAAATAACGTGGGAGAGAATTATGTTTATATTATATTTAGATGAAAGTGGTAATACAGGGACAGATTATGATAACCCTACTCAAAAAATTTTTACACTAGCAGGATTAGCTTTAAATGATAAGGATTGGTATGATTTAAATTATAAAATACAAAAAGAAAAAGAAAAGATCAGCCCAGATTTGATTAATTATGAAATACATACTAATGATATTTTTCAATCTTCAAGAAATATTGGGAAAGGTTATGACTTTAGAAAAAATACACTTAACTATAACCTCAACATGTTAGAAAAACTTGTCGATTTGGTTGTTGACTTAAATCTTCCTATTTTTAGTGTTGTTATTGATAAACAAAGATTTAAAAAATTTATAACAAAAGTACATGGTCCATCTATAAAAATAGATCCTTATTTATATGCATTTTCCTTTCTATCCATAGAATATAATAATTTTCTTATTCAAAACAACTCTAATGGAATGATTTTAGTAGATGAAAATAATAATATAATGGATTCTCTTGAAAAAGTATATTCAAAATTAATAGGTGATAATTTTGAGGGTGATACAAATAATATAATTGAAAATGTACTTTTCCTTGAATCCAAAAAAAATAATTTCATACAACTTGCTGATCTATGTAACTTTTATATAAATAAATATTATACAATTAATTGGTTTGGGAATTTAAATAATATCGATAAAAATCAACATTGTTTAAGAATGTTCAAAAAATTAGAACCGTTAATAAAAAATTGTAAAAATTTCGATATAATAGATAATATTAATAACTTTTGGATATAAAAAAGAGCAATCAGCGATTTAAAGGAGCTCATATAGATAAACTCACTGCTGACTGCTATATATATAAAAACTATTAAATAGCTTTATAATCATATTATATGTAACATTATTATAATTATGAATACAAATAATGTCAACAATTGAAGTTCGTGCGGAGAACTCCAATTCGGTTAGATAAACGATACTTTTAGTAGAGGCTTTGAGCTTCTACTTTTTTTATAAGCATACAAGATAATAGACAAGCAGTTATTATTATCTTATTTATATATATTAAATATCACAACTATTTATTTTAGTCAAGATATTTTCAAAAAAAATGTAACATAATCCTAACATTTCTTTTTCCATCTGTCAATATTATAGCATAAATTTTATGTAATTTCAAGTAAAAATCGCCTATTTCTAGCCAGAATATTTTCAAAAAAATGTAACATAATCCTGTTTCTTAAAATCAATTTTAAGACTTTTATATTTTTAAGGTATGTAATTATATACCTTGATTTTAATCCATAAAACGCTATTTTATTTTTATTGACAAAATTCGACAATATTTTTACTTTTCGTGTGATATATTATAAAAAAGGAGGAATTTTTATGAATGGAAAGTGTCATATTATTTCAAAAGACAATATAAATGAATACAAAATTTTAAAAAGATATTATGAAAGAAAGGATTTTAAGACTCCAAGGATAGGAAATGAAGAAAAAATCGAACTTGAAATCATAAGAGAACTTTATGATACAAATCCTATAGCACGTTCTATTATTGATGATTCTAGTGACTATTTAGAAAAATTAGATAATATGGATACATTAACTGATGGTTATAATAATTTTATAAATAGAATGCAAAATATATTAACACAATATATTGAAGTAACAAATGAATAATTTAAAAAGAGGTAAATTGAAATTAATCAACTTACCTCTTAATTTTATCTAACTCCACCTGTCCATTTAGCAAATCCTATCTTGTAATTACCTGTTCCAGAAACATTATATCTTACCATTGGTCTTCCATTAAATATTCCAAAACAATCACATTCTTCATATGGACTTAAACTTCCTATTACTTTTGTTAAGCTTGTATCTGCATATATAATTTCTTTTGTTGAACCGTTTTTATATCTTCTCACTGGTTCATCACTCCCTTCAACTTTTGGTACTGCTACTGTAGTTGTAGCTTGTCCTATTTTATTTGCTACATCATTTTTGAATTGTATCCAAGCTTGTTCATTTCTTACATAGTATCTTGGACATTCTTTTCCTGTCACATCATAATGTCTTATAATTGCATCTATTCCTAGATTATATCTTTTGCATATATCTGCACATATTTCTACTAAACTGTTATATGTATTGTCATTAAACTTTCCATCCCAGTCAGGGTGGCAGTCTTCTATTCCTATTGATTTTCTATTCATTGAATAACTTCCGCTATGGAACGCAACTTCATTTTCTGGTATGCATCTTATTATTTCACCATTTAAGCCAATTATATAATGAGATGAAGCATATGTCTTATGTGATGTTGCTAAGCTTTCAAAATAGTTTCTATTGCCCAATGCTGAGCTTCCTGCATTTCCAACCCAATGAACTACAATTTTTTCAATTTTATTCTGCTTTTCTCCACTTCTTGAATATTGATTTATTGTTAATAGTCTATCTTCTATATTCATTATTCGTTTGCCTCCCCTCTTGTATCTTCTTCTGCAAGTTCCATTGTTTCTACAATTTCTTCTTCCATATTTTATTCCTCCTTATTATTTATTGCTTTTTGTCCTAACAAATATGTTCCAATAACTCCTTGTACTACTGCAATTATTTGTACTATTTGTATTGCATATGGTATTGTTATTCCATCTACTGCATTTATTCCTGCTACTAATGCACTTACTATTGCTAATATATTTGTTAAGTATTTTGCTATTGTTTTTACTTTTTCCATATTAGTTCACCTCCATTTTTAAATTTATTTTTTCTATGTCTTTTTCTATTGCTTCACATCTCTTGTCATGTACTTGTAAAAATTCAGACTGGTTGTCCATACTTTTTTGTAAAAGTTCTAATGACTTAGCAGTGTTTCTATTTGTGTTTTGTATTTCCATTAAACAAGTGCTATTTTGTTCTAATGTTTTTTGCATATCTTTTCTTGTTGTAAACCAGTCATACAAAAACAATCCAACTATTACAAGTGATACTCCAAATTTACTAATCATTTCTAACATTTCTTGCATTACTTCTCCACCTCCAAAACATCATCTGCATCTTTGAATTGTTCTAAAGTTTTTAAATATTCATAGCATTCTTCTATAGTTTCATTTTCTGAATATTCTTTTTGTATAAAACTTGTTTCAATAAATACATTCATACTTTTATTTTCATCTGTACTATTGTAATATTCTTTTTCTTTTTCTCTTTGTTTTTCAGATGTATAAGAAGCAACTTCTATAATATTACAATTATTGGTTATTTTATTTATACTTACTATCCTATGATAGTTTAATGTTATCCCGTTTTCTAATTCTATCTCTTTTTTTAATGCCATTTTATTCCTCCTATCTATAGCCTACAACTCTACATATTTTTAATCCATTTGTTGTATCAGACCCTGAACTTCCTCCATACCAAGCACTTCCTGCTGATTTTACATTCAATGCAGTACCGCTTATTAATATTCTTAACCACTTTAAAAACATAGTTGTATTATCTCTATATTGTAAATCTGTTCCTAATGTTGAAATTTTACCATTAGGAGAATATATTTTCTTTGAACCATACAAATAGCCATCCCAATGTGGATAAAAATAAAATATTTCTAAATATGTAAAATTGGCTGATGTTTCACTTAATGTCACCGTTCCTGTTGTTCCTGATGAGTTATCATATAAAGTTTTACATCTGTATATACTCTCCCAACTTCCCCAGGTTCCATTAGCATCTCCTCTAAATTGTAACGGAACATTAACATTAGAATTTGGCATATATAATTGACCATTGTATTGTCCATTATTATCCCATGAACAATGCAATATATATCCATCAGCTGATGGTTTGTTAGCCGTCATAGCACTCGTTGCTAATAATAATTGAAGATGTGCTTTATTATTTTCATAGCTATGTGCTACATTTGCATTTGTTATTCTTCCATTTATACATTCTAATTTATCAGTCACTGTTGCTTTAGAAGCTTTTCCGTTTACTTGTCCATTAAAATATGCATTGCTTCCATCTCCATAAATCATCCATTTATTTAATTTTTGACTATATATTCCATGATTAACTCCTCCAGAGCCTACACCCATCCATACTCCCACTCCTGTATCGGTTCTTTTTGCAAAATATCCTGTATCTCCTGATGATTTTTGAATATTTAAAATATCTTTATATTCAGATTTTCCATTTACTTGTAATTTTCCACCTAAATTTGTATCATATTGCTGTCCGATTGCAACATTATTTTTATATACTGCTAATGCAGGATTTCCAGCTCCTAAAATTAAATTATATGTAGCACTTGATAGCTTGTCCGCTAATATTAATTGAATATCAAAAGAATTTCCAGAACTAAAACCATCTGTTCCTGCATCTCCTTGAATATTTAAACTAGCAGTAATCTTATTTCCAGAAATTGTATAGCTTAATGTTGTTTTACCATCAATCCAAGTAGAGCTAGAAGTAGTTTTATATTTATATTTGCAACTAGTTATTGCATTTGCCACACTACCAAAGCTTGCATTCCAAAATTCTCCTTCGAAGCTTAAAGTTGTTATTGTTCCAATATTATTTTGTCTAGTTGCTGATAGTGATTTTATTTTTATATTGCTATAATTTTTTATAGTTGCTGTTTTGCTTACTTTTGTACTATTCCCCCTACTGTCAATTGCATATAAATCTATAACATTGTTATTAACTTGATTAATGCTCATATTAACATCTGCACTTGCATTATAATTTACTGTAGTATTTTTTGTACCGATTAATAACTTGTAACTTTTCATTGTTGCACTATTTTTCGCTGTAGCCTTATTTGCTGTACTGACTGTTGCTTTTACATTTGAATAACCATTTACTAAAATTTGATTATTTCCAGTTAAAGCTGTTATTGTGGTATTTGTATCTTGATATGTAAAATTACTAAATGTTGGATTACTATTTGTTACAGTAAATGTAAAATCTTTTGAGTTTGTATATGATTTTCCATTTGCTGTTGTTGTTATAATATATCTTGCTGTATATGTATTACTATTTGGAGTTAAAGCATATATTGTACTGGCTGTTGGTGTAATTGATTTACTTGTTCCAGTTACAGTTCCATAATCTATTATTGCTGAATTATCAGTCTTACATAATTTTAAGCTTGTACTTGCTCCACTAGGATTTGCCCAAGTGATTGTATGTGCTGAGCCTATATTATTGTTTGGTACAGAACTTAGAGTAGCAATTTGATGTGTTGTAACTTCTATACTATTAGATTCACTATATAATTGGCTATCTAATCTTTTTACTCTTATTTTTAAAGTATATTTAGTGTTTGGAGATAATCCACTTATATTTATTGGAGATGTCAAAGCATAACCACTTTCCCAAGCTCCACCATTTCTACTGACCCAAATTCCATCAATTGTAGCATCTGCCGAATAATTTAATTTCACACTATTTACTGTTTTGGAATTTAGAGAAATACTAGCTTTTGCATACCTTGGAATTGTACTTAAATTCATACTTCCACTAGCACTAGCATTTCCACAAGTATAGCTTTGTCCTGAACCATCATTTACAGAAAAACTGTAATTTATTGATTTTGTTCCATCACTATTATGTGATACTGTTTGACTTCCAGTTCTTATTGTTAATGTTGAACCAGCTGAATACGATGGAATTGTTCCTGAATAAGAAGTACCATTTATAGAAATACTATATGTTATACTCTTCCAGTTACTCCAAGAGTAGCTTGCTTTATATATTGTAAAACTAAAACTTATTTCAGAAGTATTATTAGCTGTACTTGTTGATGTTTCATTTACCGTTAATTTAAATTCATGTGAATGCTTACTTCCATATCCTGTTATTGTTCCCATCTTATCCTCCTAATCCTGTAAGCCAAACTTGACTTCCAATTTGTTGAATTAATAATACGTTGATTTTTGCTTGTTCTTTTACTTCTAATTGCTTTGTATAAATGCCTTTATCTGTCATTTCTGCAACTCTTTCATTTGTAGAACTGTTAAATGTTCTATTTCCATCTGCATCAATTCTCGTATATGTGTTTTTGGTACTAGAATTAACCTGAATACCTTTTCCTATTTCAACTGTATCTGTTCTTGTCTCGTTAGAATTTTGTGTCCAAATGCTCTTTTCTACACCTAGTGAAACCATTAAATCAGAAATATAATAAGACTCATTAGTATCACTACCTATTTCTATTGTAATAAGATTATTGGTTATTTCTAATGGAATTACTTTTTCAATCCATGTATTTTCTGTTTCATCTAATGTATATTCGATTTCATTTATTTTTACATAACCTGTAGCATCTGTTTTTAATTTATAGTAATTAAAACTTATTACATAATATCCATTTTTTACAACTTGTGATTGAATAGATACTCCATTGTTTATCAAATAGCCTTCATCACTAACATTGTTTTGTTGTATTTCAGTATTAGTATATTCTTCTAATGTTGCTTCTTTATCTTGTGTTTCACCTTTCCAATATTCTTTTGCATAAAAGAATAAATTGCCTCCTCCTGTTTCTTTTGATTGTAATGTTATTCCTTCTATTGTGTGCTTTAATTCATTTACTTTTTCTGTTAGTTCATCTTTGGTTGCTACCTTTTGTGTAAATCCATCTATATCTTGTTGTGCTTTTGTTATTTTTTCTTCATGCTCAGATGTTTCTTGTACTAATTGTGTTATTTTCCCATCAATTTGATTTATTTCACTTTGTACTCTTTTTATCTTGTTAGAATTACTTTGCTTTGTTTGCATACTTTCTTGTTCTGTTTTAGCTTGTATTTTACTTTTTATATTTGCTTTAAATTTTCCAGCGTACTCTAATTCTCCTTGAAACAAAACTTTTTTACCTTCTATAACTAATATATCTCCTATATCATAAGCTGGGTCTATTATTGTTTTACCTTCAAATGTATATGCTTCAAAATCCTTTATTTGATTATAGATATTTTCTACTTGTTCACTATCAACTATATACATATTGTTTTGGTCAATAAATACTGTTGCTTGTGCTTCATCTCCAAATTTGTAATTTTGTATTCCATCTTCATAAGAAATTTTACTTACTTTTAGCTTATCTCCCCAAGTAAAATCACCAAATAAATCAACATTGAAATTGATAGTATCTTCTCCAAATGTTTTTATGTATAATTTTCCATCTCTACCTATTACAGCAAATCCACCTGCTTGTTCTGCTATATAACCTAAATACGTTCTTGCTGTTACAGTATTATCATATACTGCTATTTGTTTGTCTGAATTAAGAAAAGAAGTAGAACCCAGTTCTACTCCTACTTTAATACATATGTCTTTTAATACTTCTACCATAGTCTTTGGGTATGTTAAATTGCTACCATCATATTTGTTATCTTCAAATTTTTTCATATAGTCTGTAGCTTTTATTTTTACTTTAAACTCATTATCTTCAATTGGTTTCTGAATTGTAAACTTTCCTATTGGTACAATCTCACTTCCACATGTTGTTTTTAATATAGGAGATATACTATCTGTACTGCATATGTGTGTGGTTCCTTCATATGTTCTTGCATTGTTTAATTCTTTTGCTATTTCTTTTTGTTCTTCTGTGAATGGTAAACGTGTTGGTGTTGCTAGTTTATAATATACGATTACTGGTGTTCCTTCATCATATTTTGATTTTAGCCAAGTTTTAAATTGTTCTATTGTTGTGTACTTACTTATCATTATTCTAACTTTGCTATGTTTACGTATTGTTACACAATTATCAATTAACCAACTTGAGTCAAAACCAACTCCTTTAAAATAATTTGACATTGTTCTTATTACAGTATCATAATCATTTATATTTACTGCATTAACTGATAAACTAAATTGAGCAATTCCATTATAAATATCATCTAAGTTCCAATTTTCATTTCCTTTAAAAACTAGTTTTTCCCACACATGCACTTCTTCTTTATTGTCCCAATCAAAATAATCTCCTTCTAACATTTCTTGTTGTGTTGGTATTATGTATGATTGTTCTTGATGAGGTTCGTATGAAATATCTTCTAAAGTACTAATCATAAAATTAGAACATGTTACTGATGTATTACTTGAGTCTGACAACCTATTTATAACTTCCATAGTTATTGTTTTGGTCTCAGAAGCAACACCATAAAAGCTTTTTCTTTTACCATCACAAGTAAAACTATATACATTTGCACTCTCTAATCCAAGTGCTGATGGACTTTGTCTGTATACTTGAAGTCCACTATTATCTGTATCGAATGAAAAATAATATGTTTTACCTTTAATTAATGTATATGTTGCATATATTATTCTTGAATATTTTGTTACTTGTTCAGTATAAGCGATATCTTTAGCTATATTTTTATTACATTTCGTTACTTTTACAGCCCCTTGACCGTATTTACTGTATTCTCCTACTTCTGTGCCTTCGACTAATTTTATATCATTAAATATAACAGAACTATTTTGTACTGTAGAAGTATAATTAGTATAAAACTGTATTTTGACTTTTCCATTTTCATCAGTAATAATTGTGATTTGTGGATTAGATTGTTCCTTATTAGATACTTTAAATATATTATTATTATCATAATCACATAATAATCCTGCCCAACCTTGAGTAATATTAGTAATTTGCGAAGTTATTGTATATTTTGTATTTGGTTTTAAATTTGAGATAGTTATTTCAAGTCTATTCCATGAAACTCCATTTCCTTCAACTTTAATACTATTGCTATTGTTAATAGTATACTTTTCTTTATCTGTATTTCTTAAATAATATGATAAATCATTACTATAAGCATTAAATAAATTTATATTACTTCCAACTGTCTTTATTTCACTTGGGTAGTCTGGATTTGGAGCAGGTATTCCTCCTACATATGGCTCCCATTCTGTTTCATTTGAGTTTTCTTTTAACATTATTTTTATGTTTGTTTCATTTAAAACTGTGCCATTAGCAATATTTATCTGTAATACATTTCTTGTCATATTTGAGTTTTTATTATATGTAAATGTTTTACTCTTTTCAGATTTCCCAATACTTACAAAAGTTTGTAACCAAGTATTTATATTATACTCATAACCAGTCATTCCTATATTAGTAGTGTTTTTGGATATAGTATATACTTTTTTATCATTTAAAATATTTGTTGTTGATATTACAATATATGTTTCAGCTGTAGCTGTTCCTATAAGATTGAAAGTACCATCTTTATTATGTGAAACTTTTATTCCATTTATTGTCTGTTCATTTGGAAGTGGATACATATTTTTTCCACTATAAATCTCTTGTTTATGATTTCCACTTATCTCAAAATTAAGTGGTATTTCTTTCTCTTCTTTTAGTGTTATTTCTTCTCCTTCTGTTACTATATCATTGTGATATTTTATTCCAGTTTCAACATATACTTCATTGTAATTCTCTGGTAAATCTCTTTTATCTATTTCAAATTCAATATCTTTTTCAGGAGTACAACCTAAACAAAGTTCATTATTGTTAAATAATTCAGATTTAGAACTAAAATCTATAATATGATTAGGTTCAATTTTGTTTCCATCTATGTATATATTTAATTCATGTTGTGTTGAATCTTCTAATATTTTTTCTTTATAACCTTTACTTGTATTATACATTTATAGCCTCCTATGAATTTGCATTTTTCGAAGCTTGTTTTTGAGTTTCTGTTAGTTCTTTTTGCATTAAATTAAAAGAACAATTCCATCTTGTTTTGGAAGTGTTCGTATTTAATTCTGTATCTATCATTTCTACCTTTCTTTTTGAAACTCTAAACTTTGCTCCTTCTAAAAATCCACCATTAACAACTGGTACTTTTACATCTAGAATAAATGGGTTCTTATATGTTTTTTGTATTAGTTTCTCTGCCTCATCTTCTGAATTTAAATCCCATGACATAGAAAGTTTTAACATTCCTATTGCTATTGGATTGTCTATCAATGCCCCTGTTTTCTTACTTGTATAACTATCATTGTCTGTATCTTCTATGTCTGCACTATATGATGAAGGTGTTGGTAAATTTTCTGTTTTTCCATGTTCTCTCCATATCATCTTAATCACCTACCGTTACTATTGTATTTTTCCCAGTTCTTCTGGTTTTTGAATTTATATAATCTATTGTATCATCAAATATTTCTTTTCCTAAATATTGTATTGTTATATGTACTGGTTGTCCATTGCCATTATTAAAGTCTGACAATACATCTTCAAATGTATCTCTCATTATATTTTGTGGTGTTACAATTTCTGGATTTGTTTTAGCTCCTGAATATTCTCCTGCTAATACTGTTGTTGCTTCTGTTAATACACCACCTTTGGCTAATCTTGGTATTTGTGGTACTTGTATTGTTGAAATCCAATTAAATGGTTTTACACCTAATATTTCAGAATTTTTTATTTTTCTTAATGCAGAATTTAATCCATTAAATGGAATGCTTATTACTTTATTTATTCCACTTATTATCGCATTTACTATTGATTTTAGTCCACTTAATATTCCTTCTTTTATTCCATCAAATATTTTTCCTCCTGTACTAAACACATTTTTAACAGCTTGCCATGCTTGACTAAATTTGTCTCTAAACCAATTTGGAATATTTCCAAATATAGATGTAATTCCATTCCAAGCTCCTTGTGCTCCCTCTTTTACTTTATTCTTTATATTTTGCCAAGTTTCAGAAGTTTTATTTGTTACTTGTTGCCAAATACTACTTATTGAATTTTTTATATCTGTAAATTTTTGAACTGCTGTATTTTTTATATTCTCCCATATTTGTTTTACATTATCCACTAAATTAGTTATTCCATTTAGCAAACCTTGCATTATAAAGTTTCCTTGTTCAGCCATAACTGTTGAAGGAGAATGTATTCCAAATGCTTTTTTAAATCCATTAATAAAAGGTGTAAAAATATGGTCTATTATCCATTGTCCCAAATTACCAAGTGCCTCTATAATTCCTTTAAATATTCCCTCAACAACATTTCCTCCACATTCTTGTATTTTTTCTTGAAAAAAATCCTTTGCTTTATCTAAAGCTTCGTTTATTTTTTCGCCTATAACCACACCAAGATTTACCAAGCTAGCACATGCTGAACCCAGTGCCTTAAATATTGCATCTGACACGCCATTCCAATCAAAACCTTTAACAAAATCTAATAATCCATTAACAACAACACTCCAATCAAAAGTTTCAAAGAAACCTGTTATTGTATCAAATATTCCTTTTATTCCAGATGATAATGTATCACCCAAAGCTTTCCAGTCTATATTTTTAATAAAAGAAGTTAATCCATCACCAATAGCTTTTCCAAAATTTTCCCAGTTAAATGTTTTTACAAAACTTTGTCCTAAATAAATAACCGTATTTATACCTTGTGCAAATGTATTTCCTACTTCTTTCCAATTTGTTGTTCCTATGAAACCATTTAAAAATTGTGCTATATTCGTTCCTATGCTTTTTGCTGTGCTTTGTATCTTATCCCAAGGTATATTATTCATAGCTTCATTTAGTTTTTCTCCAATTGTTGCTCCAACCTCATACCAATTTCCATTTTTAATAGCATCTATAATACTATTAGGTGTATTATCTATTCCAGATAAGTCAAAACTTGGTGCTGTACTTCCACTACTACTTCCATTGTCCGAATTATTATCAGAAATATTATTTATTTCATTATGTACTCCTGCCAATTGCTTTGTTTCATTTTTTGCTTTTTTTGCACTTCCTGCCATACTTGCATATGAACTTGCACTTGCCTTTGCAAATATATTAACACCTGTTAATGCATAAGCCACACTTTGTACCGCTTTCATTAATTGATATACTAAGTTTGTCACAAATTGAATAACTGGTGCAAAAGCACTACCCATGGCATATTTCATATACTCTATGTTTGCACTTAATTGTTTAGCTCCTGCATTTTGGCTAGATAACCAACTTTGAGCACAACTACTCAATGTAGAATAAATGCTTCTTAAACTAAACAATGCTGTTGCATATTTTAGTACTGTTCCTATTCCACTTTTTATGCCAGTTCCAACACCTTTAGTTTTTGTTCCAATGTTTTTGACAACATTTCCAATTGCTCCTGCTCCCTTTTTTATTAAATTTATAGGGTTCAAACATCTTGCTATATCACTTCCAACGTTTTTAAATGCTGTTCCTATTCTACCTGCTACTGTTTTTGCCTGTTCTATTTTAGATTTAAAAGCACTAAAAAAACTACCCAATTTGCTTTGAGTAGTTGTTGTTTGTGATGTTTGTTGTTCTAGTTGTGACATTTTACCTTTTGCTTCACTTAACTGAGTATTATACATCTCTATTTCCGTATATAATTTTTGTGCCTGACTATTTAATGATGTAAAATCTTTATTGTTTCCTAATGCATTATTAACTGTTGTATCCATTGCTTTATCATTAGCATTTATTCCTTCTGGTGTTACACTTTTTCTAGTATCCTCTACTATTTTATCAATTTGAGGATTTATTACGTCTAATTTCATTTGTCGAGCATTTATTTTTTCTTGTAAAATATCTATTTGCTTTTGTATTTGAGATATTTGTTTTTGTGCATCTTTATTATTAACTTTAATAGCTACTTCATTATTTTTTGAACTTTGCTTTAAATCTTGTACTTTTTTCTTTACAAAATTAGTAGCTTGTTGAACTTTATTTTGCATCTCTTTAGTATCAATTTTTGAAAAAACTTCTTGGACTTGTTTCATTTGCTTTTTTATGTTTGGCACAATTTTCTCAAATTCATTTAATGCTTCCTCTATTTTTGCTGTTACAATTATCTCTATTTCTTCTACTGTAATAAGTCATTCCTCCTCTCTTTTTAAATTTTTAACAAATAAAAACACTTACTATATAAAGTAAGTGTTCTCTCATATATTTAATCATTAATACATAGATGCTTCTATTATTTTAAAAGTAGCATTTTTCATTTCATTTATTTTATCTGATGTTACTAGTGTAAATATCTCAAAATTTTGGCTTTGTCCAGATGCTAAATCATTAGCATACACATAGTCTTCATTTATTCTTGCACCATTTGCATCTACCGCTTCTATGTGAAAATTAAATGATTTTTTTTCGCCAGTTTTATTTGTAACTTTTACTGTAAGTTTTGTATCTGTTATTCCATAGCTATCTTTTGTTACTTCAAATTTACCTAATTCAACATTTGCATCTTTTGTCAAAACTTCTTCTGTACTTGCACCTGTTGCCTTATTTAAATCAGCACTAACTTCATTTAAGCTATCTGATAAAGCCTTTTGAGAGTTAATAGTTATTACTATTGCTAAAACACATAAAATAACTCCTGCTATAGCTTGTCCTTTGCTTGCTTTTTTAACTAATGAAATTACTGCGAATATTACACCTATTGTCCCTAATACAAATGATAAATTGTTTACAATTGGAATAAATGATGTACATATCCCTATAATTCCTAACACCAAACCTGCTGTTGCAAAACCACTTTTCTTTTTCTCTTCCATAAGATTTCCTCCTTTTATTTTATTATAAAATAATTATATCACTTTTAGTTGTACTTTTATGTCGATTCTTGTCGCATGATATTATTTTTTATCATTTTTTAAATAAAATATTAAACATTTTTTGAATAGGTACTATCTTAGGATTTGCATTTGACATACTATCTGCTTGAATTAATTTGTCTGTAACTGCTTCTTGTAAAATAATTTGTTGTTTAAAATCATCTTGTAATTTAATTAAATTTGCTTCACAATATAAAGATACACTTTTGTATCTTTCATTCCAAAACTCACTTGGTTTCATTCCAAAATAATATGCTAATGGTTCTAAACAATACACCATGCTTTCTATTGTTTCAGCATCTTTTATATTTTCTACCATACTATCTAAGCTTGTGCCAACATTTCTTTTTCTGTTACTTGAGCTATTACTTTTTCCGCTGATGTTTTTATTATTGATTCCATATCCACTTCTGATAATGGATTTGATATTTTTTGTTTCAATTCCTCTTCGTTCATTTTGCTCTTGAAAAAACCCTCTTTGTTTATTTCCTCTGCTAATTCGTTAAAAATATCAGAGTATGATTTTCCTGTTTCTTCTTTATAATCATCTAAAAATTCATACACTTCTTCACTTGTTTTGAATGATTTAATGCCAGCTTCATCCTCTGCAAAAATGTATATTATTTTAGATAATGCATCTAGATTACTTTCATTTACAACTTTGAAATATAAATCTTCAAAGTTTTTTCCTTTTAATATATTTGTTATATTTACTATTTTTCTTGTTGTAAATACTAATTTTATTGTTTTGAATTTTGTTTCTAATTCCATTTTTTATTCTCTCCTTTGCAAAAGAGAGAAGGCTTATTTTTTTGCCTTCTCTATATTATTAGTGTCTATTTCTTCTTGTTCTGACACGACACTTACATCAGAACTAAGCTGTGGGAAATCCTTCTGTTTCTTCTACATCTCCATTTTTATATATTGTCATTTTATCCTTTAAATATTCCCCTACTGATACTTCTTGCATTGTTACAAACATTTTTCCTTTTAATGTTCTTACTATTGGTTTTCCTCCTGATGGTGCAGTATGTGCTGGATTTTGGAAGAACCAATATAACTCTTTATCTTTTAAAGTTCTTAGTGTCTTGTGTTGTGTATGTGTATAATATATATCTAATTCAATATTAGATGCTTTTTTAATTCCTGGTTGTGCAAATTCATAATCTAAATCTAATGCAGAACCAGTTATTTGGTCTGGTGCTTCCTCTAACACTGGGATTTTTTCTACAAATGCGACTTGTGTTCTTTCTCCTGTTTTTGTTTCAGCATAAAATACTTTCACCCATTTACTTACATCAGGCATTTCATTATTTTCAGTATTTTTGTCTACTATTTCATTTGCCATTTTTATTTCCTCCTATTATCTTATAAAATCAAATGAGTTCATTATAGCATTATAAACGACCTCAAATGTTATTGTTATACCATATTTTTGCAATATAGAGTCATATACTGCTGGATTGGTATTTGTCCTTGTAAAATTATATTCTTGAAGCTTTTTATCAACTTCATCTGTCATTTTCATTGCTTGGCGTTGCTTTTCATTCCAACAAGTTACTGATATTTGAAATGTAGATTTGATTGGAAATGCATTTTCAGTTAAGTTTACTGATTTCAAAGGTGTATGTAATTCTAAGCAAGGAAATTTACTTGTTGTTGTTGGATTTGTTAATATTTGTTTATACTTTAATGATTCTAGTTTTTCATATACTAAATCACTAAATTCTAATTCGCTTAAATCTTTCATTTACATATCTCCTTTAACATCTCATCTAATTTTTTCTTAACTATTTCTTCATTTTCATTTCTACTTTTAAAACTTGCATCAGCCATAAAGTGGTTGGCTTTGCTTCCATGGGCAATATAAAAGTCCATACCTTGAATATTTACAATTGGATAAGGCAGTGCTTTTTCAACTTTACTTACTGGAATAAACCATTCTGTGTAACCACTCTCTAAAAAGTGTTTCGATTTTCCAATATGTTCCATTTCAGCATTAGCACCTGTCCCAAAATATTCAAAAAACAAATATGAAACTCCATTACTCATAAACTTAGAAGGGTCTGCATAAACTTTTCCCTTTACTTCCTTAGTAGACATATCTACCATTTCTACTAATATGCCCTCTTCCTTATGTCCTTTTTCCAACCTTATAGCATAACCTCTAATGTTTTTTAATACATCTTCAGTTGCTGTCTTTGCAGTTTGTGGTAGTTTTTTAATTATAGCATCTATATTTTTAAAATTATGTTTTACTTTTATATTACAATTGAAATTTATCATTGTATTTTCTCCATTCTATACACATAAGTACTTCCTATTTTATTTTTATCTAGTACTTTATATTCAGGAATAAACTCCTCTAATTTTGAGATATCTTCAAATGATATTCCATTGCCTTTTTGTATATCATAATCTCTAGTCGTACGACCTTTATATGTACTATAATCCACTTCACCAGTAGACTTTCTATCTAACTCATTGACATCTTGTTGCATGTTTAGCCAGGCTTGTCCTTTATATTTCCATACTTTATCTATTTCGCCATGGTCTTCTATTTCTTCATACTCTGATATATATACTTTTGTTAAATCTCGTAATAACATTATTTAAATATCCTTATTGAAGCAACATCAATTCTTAACTTCTTTTCTATATCATTAAATGAACTTGAAATAGAACCCTCATTGCGACTTAATAGTCCCTCTGAACCTCTTGCATTATATTCAGATATAACGGCTTTTTTTATGTATGGAAATAATTTATTATCAGTTTCTTTGCGATTAGAAGCATCACAGGCAATAGAAGTCATATCTGCTATGATGTCTTGTATTATATTATCTGTATCTTCAATATAATTTGCTCCTAATCTTTGTTTTATTTGTTCTAACATCTATTGCCTTCCTTTCTACTATCCTCTTGAAATTATTCTTGCAATTGGAATAGCTTTGTGATTTATATAACTTCTATCTTCTTCTGATTCTTCACCAGAATTTACTAAATCCCAGTTAGAACCATTTTCAAGTTCTTTATCTGTTGGTGATAATGAAGCTTGAGATTTCTTTTCGTATGAAATTCCAAATGGTGCAAATACTTTTCTTTGTCTGATATATAAAGTATCTTGTCCACCATTTTTTGATGGATTTCTATCCATTTCATATGGTACTTTTACTCCTACATCTTCAAAATCAATAGCGCCTATACCTAACACATAAGTTGTATATTCTGTATGCGCTTCGTCTGATAATTCGTAATAATCTCCAATGCTTCCTTCAACTGGATTAGAAACTACTGTATATTTTGTACTTGATTTTGTATAATATGTTTTTCCTGTTACTATAGCTTTATCAGTTGTTTTTACATATGTTGCTTCAACTTCTTTTGTTGGCATATCATCATCAATTATTACTAATTTTCCATTCCATGTACCTAAATCTAGTTCTCTTGTTATACCATCTTTATCAGTATATTTTAAGTGTTCTAATAAATTTAAGTTTTCAATGTTTGTTGCAACATCTGAGTGCATAAATACTAATGCGAATTTCTTTTTATTTGCTCCACATGCTTTATTTGTTGCTGTATTTAATGTTGTTGCTTGAATATTTCCTTTTACTTCTGTTGTATGTTTGTTAACAAATTCTAAGTTTTTAGCACCTGTCATTGAGAATATACCTTTTAATACTGCTAATATTGTATCTTGGTCTAATCCATCTTTATAGTCTGCTATTTGTTCAGCAACATTTTGCATAAAGTCTTTTCCTCCTGTTACATCATAAGAAAAGTCTTTTTCTACAAATCCTTTTGCTCTACCAACAACTACAACACCTCTTTCAAATGTTTTTGTTGATGTTGCTGTTATATCTGTTTGTCCATCATAATTTACTGCATCGCCTTCTAATAGTCCACGCATAGCAATTCTTGCATATGCTGTACCATCTTCATCTGCAAATACTTTTCTAATATCTTCATTTCCTGTTAAAGCTCTTGATTTCTTTAACTCGTTTGTTTTTAAATTTGGTATTCTGTCTACTGAATACTTAAATGCTTTTTCATTAAAACTTTTTAAATCAAATTTTCCCATTTTTTATTACCTTCCTTTTTATAAATTTACTTCTGGGTGTTTATTTAGATATTCTGCCAATTCTGTATAACTCATTTGGCTTATATCTTTTTGAGTTACCCTTTCTCCTGTTTGTGGTGCTGGTTCTTTAGAATATTCACTTATTGCTTTTTCTCTATCTGCTTTTGATACTTTTTCAAATATATCTAATTTTGAATTGATACTTTCAGCAGTTTCTCTTGAGAAATCAATAGTTTCTATATATCCTAATGAAATACCTCTTTGACTTGCTTGACGAATTGTTTCGTCTTTTAGTCTATAAGCATTTAGTTCATTTTCAGCCTTATTTGCTCTAGCTCTTTCTTGTTCCAATTCATAAGATTTCTTTTGGTCTTCGTCCATTTTCGCAAGTTTATCAGCTTCCGCTTTTTTTGCTTCCATTTCTTCTAAAATTGCTTGTCTTTCTTTTTGCTTTTCAGCATTAATCATTTTGTTTACTTCATCTCTTGTAAAAGTTTTTTCTTTATTTTCTTCTACTCTTGGTGTTTCAACTTTTTCTACACTTTCGGCAGTAGATTCCATATTTGTTTTTGTTTCTTCGTTATTTTCCATAACTATTTCCTCCTTAACTTTTACGGTGTTATAACCAAACTATTTTGACTTTTTACGGAAGTCTAACCAAACAAAAATAGACAGTTTAGAGCCATATCCAGGGCATAAAAAATAGACGTACGTCTACGTCTAAAAATTTATAATTATAAAATGTTAATAACTTATTTATTGATTGAACACTCCATTGTATCTTTTAATACCTTATCTGGTGTATCAATTTCATTTGCTGTTTTTGTTATTTCATCTTCTATTATTGAACAAAACAAACTTACAAATGGTCTTAATATTGTAATTATAGTAAATATAATCCAATACCAAGTTGGCATTTGTAATTTAATGCTTAATATTAAAACTAATAACCACATTGTTTCCACCTTCTTTCCATAATAAAAGCACCTACTTGTTAGTAAGTGCTATTTTATCCCCTCATATATCATTGTTAAGCTTTCTAATTGTCCTTTTCTTTTTAATTTTTCTTTCTCTTCTTTACTATATTTTGAACTTTTAAAAACATTTTGTACTTCATTGTATAGTTTTATTATTTCTGCATCGTCCATATTTTTTGGACACTCTATAGTTCTTTCTATCAACTTTTCTATATAATCATCTTTAAACATATAATTCTCCTAATAAATTATTTAATTCAATTGCTTCATTTATTGACTTACCTACTAAATAATTTTGTATTTTATTATCAAGAAAGTCCAATCTATCAGTAATTGGTATTTTATATAAAGTCTTTGCAAACTCAAAAGTATTATTTTCTATTTTTATCTTTTCATTTATTTTTGTTAAACATTCTACCCAATCATCGTAAGCAGATGTAATATTAACTAAATTTTCTTTCTTACATATTTCTTTTGTTAATAACTCTGTTGAAGCTTCCTCTATTCTTTTATACTTTTTATATGTATCAACATCATAATAACTAATAGAATGAGCATGTAATTGTTCATGTAATATTGCATGTGGAGAAGTTGTACTTTCAATTTCTATATTACAATTCCATAGTTTTGCGTTTGCTTTTCTATTGCTTATGATAATATTTCCACTCCACTTAGATTTATTATCAGTATATTTATTGCCAACTTCATACATTTTATTTGCTATGATTTTTATTTCTTTTTTTGAATAATGTCTTTCTCCTGATGAATACAATTTTTCTTTCTTAAACTCAGGATATGTATTATTATAACTCGTTTTTTCTTGTTTTTCAACTGGTGGTAAGTACGTTATTGTACTTCTGCAGTAATGAAAGTGATGCTGTATAGGTGGTAAATTTAATCCTAATACTAATCCATTACATCTAATTCTTTGGATTGTTAACTCTTTTTGTGTTTCACCATAATATCTATCAAATACATTTTCTTTGTTAATATAAAATTCTTGATTGTTTAAACTATCACACATTAGAGTTGTTTTATCATCTTCTACTGCTATAAATCTAACTTTTGAATTATCTTCTGCTACTTCTTTTATTCCTTCTACTTTTGCCAGATTATTTAATCCAATCATTTGTAAATCAACGGCACCTGATATCTTATCATTATTTATATTAATTTTTTGGTTATTTTGTCTATTTATTATTGTTTGAAACTCATTAGAATCAATTTCTAAGTCTTTTTGTTGTTGTATATTTAAAATTACTTGTTTATATATTTGCTGTGCATTATATTGTATTGTCGTTTCAATATATTGTTTCCAAGTTAGTCCGACTATAATTAGGTTGGTCTAATAATGCAAGAAATAAAGCCATCGGAATTATTGATGGCTTTTTCTTTTTATTTACTTCTTTTTGTCCTTCTTCATAGTAATAGTTTGCATCTTCATACATTATTTGTTTTTCTTGCTCTTCTAATTTGTTTTGTTCTTCTATATACGCTCTATAAATAAGCAATTCTAGTATTTCACTATTCTTTACTCGTGTTCTTCTATATATGTTATTTGCCAATACTCCAAAATAACCTGTTAATAGCTTCTGTTCTTTCCATTGTTCTATGTAATTATTTATTCTTTTTTTGGTTTTATTATCTGCTATATTATATATTTTTTCTGATGTAAAGTTAAATGTATCAAATAGTTCTTGAATCCTGTTTTGTGTTTGTTTTGATATTTTATTATATAACTGTTTCAATTCTCGCATTTTTACATCGTGATAATTCCATACATTCATAATTCTATTCCTTTAATATTTTTAAAATTTTTTTAAAATAATGGCCCTTCTTGTTATGTTTTTTACATTTGTTATATCTTTTTATATATTTATAAAGCTTGTCATTTTTTTGTATTATTGTTTTTAAATTTTCCCATGCTTTTTTAATTATTTCTTTAATTTCATTCCATACATATATAACTTCATCAACTATATGTTGAAATATTTCAACAATATCATCACATTCTATTGTTTTATCCAATTAAATTACCTCTATTCTTTTATTTGTTTATTAACTACTTTTTCTTGTTCTTTCTTGTTGTCCGCTGTTAATTTCTGTACTTTTTGTTCATCTGTTAAGTCTGTTACTTTATTGTTTTGTTTATCTTCTTTATCGTTTTGTTCTACCTCTGTTTGTCCCATAATTTGCATTTGTTCTAGATTTTTTTGAATGTTTTCTTCATTTTGTAGGTCCATCTTTGCTAATTCACTTGTGCTGTCTAAATCAAGTCCTAATAAGTTTATAACTGTATCATCACTGACTAATCCTCTTATTTTCATTGCGTTTGTAATTGTTGTTGCAGTGTCAGAAGGTAAGTTTCTATTCAATTTTACTTCAATATCTCTAAAGTCATATGTTTTGCCTTTTTCTTTATTAAATTTTTCTAATATTATTCTCCATCTTCTTGTTAATCCTTCAAGAAAATCCCCTTCAAATGTTGCTATGTATTGTTGTAAACCAAAGAATTTCTTTTCAAGTGCTGCATTGTTGTCTGCTTGAGTAAAACCTAAATCAGTCATATTAGGGCAGAATGAGCATAAACAAATAATATCCATTAATGTTTTTTTATGGTTCTGTAATGCTGTATCATTTACATTCTTTTCAACCCACCATAAGTTGCTATCAACTTCTCTATTTCCATCTAAGTATCTGACTCTACTTGTTAATACATACTCATCTTCTTTTTGTCTTGCAGGATTTATGATATCCTCACCTTTTTCATTTTGTATAATCATTGGATTTTCTGGTGTATATCCTTTTACTGCTAATATTGCTTCATCGTTATATTTGAATACATTTCTTGAGTTTTGAATACATCTTTCATATGCTTTTATTAAGCTTATTGCAGGTTCAAATATCGCCATTCCATCACAATTTTCTATTGCAGTTGCTGGTATATCATCGTCCCACATTCTTGGTTTCTTTTCTTCTTTGTTTTCTTTAAATAGTGGTTCATCTTCAAATTGTTGTTCATATGCTGGCGTACCAAATATTTTTCTCTTTTCTGGTGTATCATAATAATACCTTTTTCCATCTGTGGTTGTTAGTTCTATTATTTGTTGATATTCACCATTCGCCATATATGTACGAATTATTCTATATATACCTATTAATTTTTTAGGTAATGAATAATCCCATATTGCAACTGTTTCCAGTGCATCACTTCTTGTTATTGTTATTTCACCTGTAATTTCATCTTTATAATATATTTCATAGCATGCTCTTTTTACTAAATAATCTAATACCATATGTAAGAAATGTGAACCATCATTGTTATAATCGACTATATGTTTTATTAATTCTTCTATTTCTTTTATCTCTTGTTCATCGTTAGTTTCGTGATTAAATAATTCTTTGATTATTTTGTCTTTATCTTTATTAAATGCTTTTACTTTATAAGTTGGTGCTTTCCCACCAAAATATCCAGCTGACATTATTGATATATATCTTTCTAATGGTACTTTTATGTCCTCATCATCTAGACTTGCTAGTTCTTCGTCTGTTAGTTTTCTTCTGAACTTCTCATATAACTCTTTTCTTATATCTAATTCTTCTTGTGCTTTAAAATATATATCTGTTATACTTCTTTCTTCTGCTAATTTTTCTTTGCTATATCTTAACATCTTTTCCTCCTATTAAAAAAACACCTACTTAGTAGATGTTACATTTTTATAAATGGCTTATTGGTCATTCCCATGTTTCTATTTCCTTTTATGTATTTTTCTACTGCATATCTCATTGCGTCCATCAAATGGTTAAAATCATCTATTGGTCTATTTATTTTGTTTCCAAACTTGTCCTCGTCCCAAGTATAGTTACTTATTTCTGTTATAAAGTTTACACATCTAGGATGTATTATTATTTCAAAATCTTGTATAAATTGAATGCCATTATTTATACTGTCTTTTCCTTTTAATGCTCCTGTTATGTGTCTTAATCCTAATCCTCTTAATTCATCTATTGACTTTGGCTCTGCACTATCTGCTGTTATTTTTTCTTTTGAATAACCCATTTGATTTATTTTGTCGTATATTGCTTTGTTACTCATTCCTTTTTGATATATTTCATCGTATACATAAATTTTTTTATTTTTTAAATCTATTGCACCACAAAATAGTGCTGTTGGGTCATTTGTATAACCAAAGTCTAACCCCAAAGCACTATCTAAGTTTCTTATTGTATTTAATTCAAATTTTTCTTCTTTCCACTTTTCATAAACCAATCCATCAACTATACCCCAGTTACCTAATCCTGCAACTTGATATCTTCTAGGATTATTTTTTTTCATTCTTTCGAATACTTTTTTATCTGCTTCGTCTAACCACTCATTACAAAGATAATTTGTTGTCATTGCTAATATATCGTCATCTTTAACATCAAAAAATCTTTTCTTTATCCAATGATGTTCATTCCAAGGATTTAGTGTTATTGTTATTTGCTTAAATAAACCTTCTGGAACTTCTCCGTCTTATACTTTCATCTATTACATCAAAATCAGATTCTTTTGTTATTTCGTATGCTTCTTCAATCCATAACCAACATAAAACACCAATATCTACTGATATTGATGTTACTTTTAATGGGTCATCTAAACCTCTAAAATATATTTTCTGTCCTGTAGGTTTGTATGTCATTTCTAATGGGCTTTCTTTTATTTCCCAGAAACTATCCACTTGTAATCTGTGTATTGCCCATTTCAATTCTGTAAAACAACTATCTTTTAATGTTCTAAATGTTTTTCTAATTACAAGTGTATTAGCTTCTTTATATTTCATCATGTTGCTTATTATCCATAATGCTGTTGTTTTTGATTTTTTACTTGCTCTTGAACCTTTACATACTCTATATCTACATTTGCAATGCCAATACTCTGCATAACCTTTTCCAACTATACTTTGTAATGATATGTTATTTACTTGTTGCTGGGTATTTTTATTTATTATTTTATTCTGTAATATCATCTGTTATCACCACTGGTATATTTCCAGCAACTTCAACTTTTTCTTTAAATGTACCATATCTTTTTCCAAGTAATTCTGCACATTTTGTTCTATCTTGTAATGAAGCATCTAATCCAAATTGGTCTTTTTCTTCTCCTCGCATTACTTTTGTTAAGTATTGTAATACTTCTTCCTGTGAGGCGATTCTATTATTTTCTAGTTGTTGTAATCGTTCTTGAATGAAATAGTTAAGTTTGGTTAAGTTTTCTGCGCCTATGTTCTTTGCTGTCTTAGAACTATACCCTGCTCTCTTTGCGCTTTCTGTTGCATTTGCAGTTTCTATATAATAATCTATAAATCTTTTTTGCTTTTCTGTTAATTTATTATAATCTTTTTCATCTTCCATCTGCCTCACTTCCTTTTCTATGTTCATCTATTAGATATTTCATTACATCTATTTTGTTATAACATTCTTTTTTCTGTTTATATCTATCCTCTAATTCAAACTCATCTGTTTCTTCATTGTATATTTCTACTTGTTCCCTTTTTAATATTTGGTATTTAGTGCAATACTTACAATTCTTTTCACTATAAAATTGAAAACTATTTATTTTATATATCTGTTCTTTTATAGATAAGGCATATAATAATTTGTTTATGTTTTTATTTATGTTCATTTAATTAAGCACCTCTCTTTAATCCTATAAGGACAAAATACTTTACCTTCTCGCAAATTTGTGATTTCTAAAAAAGAACAGTTTTGGCACTGTTCTGGTAATTCACTCTTTATTTGTTTTAATTTCCATTTTTCATTATATTTTTGCTCTTCTTCTATCATCTCTAGCACTTCCTCACAACTGTCAAATTTACATACTTTGCATTTTTTGTTCCCGTTTGGGCATATTTTATTATCTATTAAACATTGAACCATACTCTATTCCTCTTCTGTGCATGTTAATTTGCCATCTATTCTTCTTACTATTTTGCAGTCTATATTTTTTGTACAAGTACTGCAGTTATGTTCTTCTTTAAATTCCTCTATTTCTTCTTTTGACATATCTTTTCCTCTTTTCTCTTATTTATAAAACACTAAATCATATATTCCCATTTATATCCATAAACTGTATTACATCTTTTTTTACAACATTGTCTTATTACCCACTTATTGTATGGTGTATTATGTTCTAATTCCCATATATTTTGCCATATTTTAATAATTACACCTTTTTTGTTTTTTTGTAATATTTTATATTTGCTCTTTTTTTTACTCATTTTTTCATTTCTTTTTCCGTAATTGCAATTATATTTTTTTGTGCACCATTCAAGATTACTAACTACATTATTTCTTTTATTTTCGTCTTTATGGTTCACACATTCTAATTCATTTGGATTTTCTATGAAACTTTCTGCAACTAATCTATGTATTTTCTTTATTTTTCCTTTTCCGTTTTTATAAAGTATTACATAATTGTATTCACTATATTCGTTTGGTTTTAATATCATATTTCTTTTTAAAGATTTTACATTTCCTAAATTAGAAATTTGATATTTGCCTTCATATCCGTTTTATATCTTTCCATATTTCTTTCATTTAAAATAACCTCCCATTATTCTCTCCATATTTAGACAACAAAAAAGCACAGTGGAGTTCTGTGCTTGTCGGGAGCTACCCTATTTTTGTTAATTGGTCTAGGTCGAAGGAGTTGAACCTTCAATCTCAGGTGTCCAAGACCCGCATCTTACCATCAAGACTTGACCTAGATATTAGAACTCGCTAGGAAAGTTCTGTTATTATTTTAAGGGGTTTGTTAAAGAACTACTTTATATTATCAGTTACCTAACATACTGGTAATAACATAATAAAAAGAATAGACATTTAAAACATCTACTCTTCTCATAATTTTATAATAATAAATGCGGGTTAATTTTGTCTTTCGACAATTTTACTATTGTTATTATACTATATATATTTGTATAATACTACGATATATTTACGACATTTTTACGACATTTATAATTTTACCATTTTTTCTGTTGCTTTCTCTATTATTCTTTGTATATGTCTACCGCTTCTTGTTTGATTGAATAATTGAAAATATAATCTGTTTCCTATATCTTCTGCTGTCATTCCTTCCACATAATATGCTGTTAATATTTCTCTTTCTTTAAATTTTAGCCCCTCTAGTCTATCTTCAACTGTATCTACTTTTTCTCTTAGTTCTCTGACTTCTTCTTCTAATCCTTCTATTTTGTTTTCTAACTCTATTCTTTTTGTATCATTTTCTTCTACTTTTCTTGATACTTTATCACTTATTTGATTTTTACTATGTATATCTTGATTATCTCCATATGATGATGTTAAATTCGTGTCAGAATCTATGTATTTTAATTTTATTCTTGCTGTTTTTAATTCTTTAAGCTTAATATTTAATCTTGCCTTATTTTCTTTATATTCTTTTAATAACTTTATTAAATCTTCTCTAGTCATTTCTTTTGTGCCCTCCTTGTTTATTTTTTATATTTTCTCTTATCAATTCATCTTTTAAGTCATCTAAAATCTTATATGCTCTATTTAATTGTGCTTGATTTTGTTTTCTTTTTGTTATGTCTAATAAGTTTATATTCTCTAATTCTGCCATTGTACTTGCTACTATGTTGTATATATGATTTATTGTCATTTGTATCACTCCATTCCGTTATAATAATCTCCTAAATTTATTTTATGATATGTATCTCTGTCAACGGTTACCCATATTGACTTTATTTTTCCGTCGATTTCTTTTTGAATCTGTATTCTATAACTTTCTGGATGATATTGTGGTATTAGTGATTTTCCACAACTCATCATTGTTGTGTATGCTGAATGATATTTTTTATCAATAACTTGTCCTTCTTTTATTCCATAATCTTTTTCTTCTTTTATTGTAATCCAAATTACACTACATAGTATTATGAATAAAATTACAACAATTCCAATTACAAATATTTCTATTATACCTTTTTCAGATTTCATATATCTTTACCTCTCTTTCAAATATTTATATATTACTCTTTCAACATAAGCTAATGCTTCATAATTGCTTATGTATCTTCCATCGTGTCTGTGTCTTACTGTACTTCTTATTATCTTTATTTCTTGATTATATTGTCTTTTATACATTGTTGCTAATTTATTTTTGCTTAATCCTGCTTTCCACTTTTGAATTATCTCTTTATCTTGCATACTACACCTCTTTAGATTCTCTTTAGAAACTCTTTAGATGTAGTATGCTCTTTTATTTATTTAATAATTCTTTTGCTTTATTTTCAAAATATTGTTTTATACAGTTATCACAAGTTTTTCCATTGTCTCCTGCATAATATTTGCATTTAGTTGTTATATCTAAATACTCGCATAAGTCACTATCACTTGTTGCTATATGATTTGCCATTAAATCTATTTGTTTGTCTTTTTCTTCTAGCATAGATAAAACTGTATTAAACTGTTTCACTCTATTTTGATATAATTCAAGTTCTTCATCATAATAATCACAATCTGTTGCTTCTATAAATTTGATTTGTTCTTCAAAATATTTTATATGTTTCTTAAAATATTCTATTGCTTCTTCCTGTTCTTTTGTCATATGCTAATCCTCCTCACTTATATCTTCTAGCTGTTTTAAATATTCTAATATTGCTTCTACATCTTCCGTTGCAATACTTACATAATCAGCTTTATACTCTTTAATATCTTCATGTTTGTTTTCTATTCTTTTTATTAATTTTTTTATCTCATCCATCCTAATTCCTCTACTTTCTTATTTATTTGTTTTACTGCTTGTACTAATTCATTGATTTTATTTTGAATGTCTATGACTCTTTGGTCGTTTATTTCACCATTAATAAATGTTCCATTTTTATCTAATTCTTCTATATTATCTATATCTATTTCATCTTCTATTAGTTCAACTTCCATACTTAATAATTCTCCAGTATTAAGTGTTGTACAAAGTTCTAATAAATCATCTCCGTTACTTCTTTTATAGTAATGCTCTAGTATATCCCACTCAAATACTTCTTGATATACTTTTATTTTTTGGGGTATATTTTCTCCATTTTCTATTTTTTTTAATAAATCAATTACTTTCATTTTCTTCTCTCCCTTCTAGTAGTTCTTGTAATCTCTTTTTTATATCTAAAGATTTTGTGTTCATTGCTCTTAATCTTACTATTTGATAATCATTTTTTCGATAACTTGCATAAATATTTGTATTTTTTGATATTATTTCTTTGGTCTTTTTTATATCGTAATCAATTCTGTCTATTATGTCTTGTACTTTTTGAACTGGAATTAAGCCTTTAAATTCACTTTGATGAAACCAGCCGTTCTTAAATTTTTCAGTTGTCATTTGTTCTAGCTCTGAAGTTATTGAATTATTATACAATTTTAATTCTTCATTCTCTTTTAATACTCTTTTATAATCTGATAAAATATGTTGTATTGAGTAAGCTACATTTTTACTTCCATCTCTATGATTACCTGCACATATTACATTTAGTTCATTACAATCACAATAATTTTTGTCTATTACTAACTCTACATATTTTTCTATATTTAATATATCTTCTTCTATACTATTTTCTTTCACTTAAAACACCTCGATTTCTTCTGGTTTTTCTATACTAACAGTTTCACAAACTTTTAAATTAAAGAATGTAAACTCTTCTGTTTTATAATCTATCTTTAAATCTACTTCACACATTGTTTGTTTTAAGCAGTCAAATATCCATAAAGGTAATTTGATGTATTTAGGGTAATTATGATATTTTGAAATATAATCATGTATTCTATTATTAACAATACACTGTAGTTCCAAATATTCAATACTATCTTTAGTTGTTCTTTTATTTATTTTTTCTTTCACTATGTATCACTCCTCTCCAAATAATTCTTGATACTTATTTTCCAAATAACTTATACAGTCTCCTAATCTTACTATTTTATTTTCATCTAAATTTCCAAACATTGTTGTACAATATCTATTTTTATTTCTATTATCTGTTAAAATCCTATATATAAATTTTAAAATGTATTTTTCTTTTTCCTTTTCATTCATATCTTATTTACTCCTTTACTACTAAATTTGCTTGAATTAAATCGTATAATATATCAAAATCTGTATAGTAATAATTATAATTATCAACTAGCCATATTTTATTTTCTCGAACAAGAGGTACTCCTCTTTTATCTTTTTTAAATGTATATCTAATGCTTAAAAATTTTTTTCTTTATTGGCTTATCCTCTTTTTTTATATTAATGCCACACCCCATTGGTAATCCAGTTTCTTTATTATTAGCATAAAAATATTCTTTTAGTTCTCCTGTATCTTCGTCATATTTAGGTTTAAATCCAAACTTTTCAAGTTCTTTTAAATCTACATCATCTCTTATTTTTAACATATCTATTCTCCTCCTAGTAACTCTGGATTATCGTATATATTTCCGTAACACTTCAAATTCTTTATTTGTGTACAATAACATTTCTTTGCAGTCATTTTCTTTATCATATACCTCGAATGCTAAATCTATTGTGTCAAATATAATTTTTCCTTCAATTTCAATTAGTGAATTTTTTATTCTTATGATATCGCCCTCATATATCTCTTTTCCATTTTTATCGTGTAGTCCTGTGTATTGCATTAAAATCATATCTTCTGTGTCAAAATAGTCATTATATTGGTCTGGTCTAATAGCTATTCTTCCACCATAAAATGTTGGTTCAAAATCCAATTCTTGTACTTTTAACATTTCTTTATTTTCTATGTCCCATATTCTAAACTTTATCTCTCTATTCATCTTCTCCTCCTACTTTATATTAATAAAAATACATATTTACTCTATGCTTGTAACAATGTTTAAGCATATTTAGCCACAACTCTTGCATTGTCCATTTATCACTATAAGGCAAATCTTTAATTTTTAGTTTCTTCAACTCATTATAAATTTTTTTACATTCTTCAGGTGTTAATTTTCCATCACAATCATTATGCCACAAAAATATATCTAAATCGTCATTGCATAAATTATTCCATTCTTTGATTTCTTCTGGTTGCAATTCATCTTTGAATGTTTTTTTGTATAATTCTCCTAGCCTTTCGTTATAAGCACTTGCAACATTTTTTCTATATAAGTTAAAAGTTATATATCCACAATGGTAAGTATCTTTTCTTTCTAAACCTTTTACACTTATATCTAATCCCATTGTTTTCCTCCTACTTTATAGCAATTAGCCATATACTGCTCTTTTGTTAGTATTGTTTTTATGTCTTCTGAATGATGTCTATATATAATTGTATTGTTACTTAATACTATTTCCATTGTTCCATTTGCAAATCCATCTTTTAATTTTATTACTTTATATCCATTTACATAGTCTCCAACTTCTACTAAGTCTATTAGTTGTTTACTGTGTTTTAATATATCCTTTATTAGTACTGCATACCCTAAATTATCTAAAAACACTCTGTTACTTAATACTTTTATAACTTTTCCAATAACTCCATTTTTTGTTCTCACATAATCGTTTACTTCTATCATCTCTTATGTTCCTTTCATTTAATTATTCTTAATTCCAAATCTGGATAAACTTTTTCAAATATTTTATGTTTTAATTTGAATACATCTGTCTGCATTCCTTTTACATCTTCAACTATTGTTTTACCGTTTTCTATGTATTGGAAGTCTGCTATGTATTCTATCTTTCTGAATGTTCTTCCATTCTTCTTGAAACTATCTTGTAATAAAAATCTTGGTTGTAATTCCAAATTGCTTATTTCTCCTGCTCTTAATAGTAACTTTAATTCTTTGTATCTTCTACTTTCTTGAATGCTATCAAAGATATAGTCATCTACTATTACTTTTTTATTTCTGTATTTGTTCACTTTTCTTTAGCTCCTTTTCTATGTAATTTTCACATCTCCAAACTCCGTTTAAAGTTTTCTGATTCGAGTCTGTTGCAGCCTATACACTTTACACATTTACCGTTCTAACGGTGGATAATTATATTTCATAAGCTAGTCCTCTGGCATTTCATAATAAGTGTTACTTGGAATTATTCCTGCCCCACCAAAGAGGTTATTTAATTCTTGTGATTTTCTTGTTTCAATAGTTGCCTTTACTATTTCTTGTAATACTTCTTTTGCTCTTTCTTCTGTTTTATATGCTCCTATATCTTCATAAGAATTGTTACAATCCTCATATCTTATATAATATTCAGTAATTGCTCCTTTAATATATCGACTTATGTATAGTTGTAAAATATTATCATAATTAATAATTCTAGTTTTATCTTGACTTACTATTATCATAACTACCTCCTAAAATTTTTAAACCTTTAAACTTTGCTATTTGTAATTCTTGTTTTGTAATCCATTTTTGCCATTTCCCACATTTGCCACAATATAAGCCTCTTCTATTTCCTTGTATTTCTACAAATAGTTCTTCACTATTACATTTACTACATTTCTCTTGCATAATTGCCTCCTAATCAATTCTTGGTATATGTTGATAATTTAATGTTTCAAATCCTGCTTGTGTTCTCTCATATACAGCTACTGTTTTGCCTGTATATTCACATTTCTTTTTATCTACTGTTTTTACATATCCCATTTTTTCTAATTCTGTTAATCGTGGTGCCGTATAATTTCTTTCTGTACTTGGTATAAATCCTAAATCAAATAATTCTACTGCTAATTCTTTTGCCGTTTTAGGTTTGTCTAATCTATTTAAAATTTGTATGTATCTTATTTTTGTTTTATCTTGTATGTCCTTAAAACTCATTTGTCTTGTTTCTGTTGTAATCATTTGTTTTTCACTTCCTTTACTTAAATCTTTTATCTATGCTCATTAAATCCATAAATAATTGGTCTTGCTCTTCTGCAGTTAATAAAGAATAATCACTGCAATTTTTACATTCTGATATTATCCTAATTCTTTCATTTGCTTTTCCTTTTTCGATTTCCGCCTTATACTTATTAAATAAATATAAATAAATATTCTTTACATTCTTGTTTGTGTTACTTTGTTGTTCTTCTGTTGTTACTTTGTTGTTATTTTTTAATTCTTCAATTTGATAATCTTCCCATTTTTCAATACTTACAACTGAAAATTTGTTGTTACTTTTTATGCTAATCATCTGCAACTTTTCTAATAACTTTATGTATTTATAAATTGTACTTTCTGTCATCTTTAATTCTTCTGATGCTTGTTTTCTTCCAAATACAAAATCTCCTTTTTTTAACTTTACTATTTGTTGTCCCACTAATTGCTCTCTTTCCTGATGTGTAGCTTTTAGTAAACACCATATCCAAATTTTCAGTGCTTTTTCATTCTCAAATATGGGAGAATTTAATAATTTTCTAAATAATTTTATATAACTTGTATTTTCCATATCTCCCACCTTTTACAATATAAGGGATAAAACTTTATTTTGTCTTATCCCTGTTGTCTAATCTAAATAACTTTTTCCTATTAATTTTATAAATTCTTCTCTTGTATGATTTTTTTCATATACTTTTTGACATTCCTGTTTTAATTTTAAATCTAACTCATGTCCATATTTACCATGTACTCCGTATGTTCCTTTATGCTCTAAATATGTTAGCCATACTTTGAATCCGTTTTGCTCTGATATTTTTCTTTTTCCTGTACCAAAATATATATGATGCTCTTCTAGTCCATAAGTTTGTTCACTGATATAGCTTTCTTTTTTGCTTTGTAAAATTGATTTCATTTCTCGTCCCACTCTTTCAATAAACTATTTATTTCTGCATCTGATTTTGTTTCTATTCCATAAGCTTTACAATCTTGAACTACTCCATCTATTAATCTTGACATTTGTTTTGAATTAAAAGAACTTGAACCGTAATATGCATTTATTATTTTAAATTCTGTACTTCCTATATATGTTGTATCTGCTATCTCACAGAACCAAGCTATTCCTTGTGCTACCCACATTTTTTCAAATGTCTTGATATTCTCTGTCTCTATTCTAAATCTTCTAAATATTCCTAATTCTTTTATTCTTCTTTTATATTCTTCTATCGTATCTATTTCTGCTAACTCACATAATTCTTGCAAAAGTTTCCAAAAATAATTATTGGCGTTAGTTGTTCTTTTCTTGATGTATTTCTTTGCTTCTATTTTAAGTTTTAAGCCTTTTAACTGTTCTATATCTGATAACTTGTCCTTCCCATCAATTAGAAAGCTTATTTTGGGTTTTCCTGTCTTATAATCTATGTTTATTTCTTCTAATGTTCCTGTAGTTTGCATTTAACCACCTACTTATTTTCTTCTGCTAGTTTTTTATTACTATCTTTTAATGCATTTTCTATTGATGAATAATCTTTAACTTCCAATATTTTAGGCAAATTACCTATTCTTGATTTTTTTACTATTGCTCTTGTTTCTTCTCCTGTTTTTTCTAATTGAATTACTATATCCATTAAATATTCCACTATATCTAGTGCATCATATGTTAGCCCAACTGGTTGCATTTTCCCATCTTTTGTATCCCATACATTCTTAGCCCTTGCTACTAATATTAAGTTCATAGGAATATCTTTTAATTGGTTTAAAACTGTTCTTGTCATTTCTCTACGATATGCATACCATTTTGTTTTTTGCAACTGATTTAATTCCCCAACCTTTTTTCCTATAATTTGCTCATATTTTTTTGCACTTGCATCCTCTATGCAATCTAATAAATCAGTAACAGGGTCTATAATTAATGTTTTTCTATCAGGATATTCTCCTTTTAAAATTTCTTCAATTAGATTTACTGTTAAAGTTGCTGGATTACTCGCTCTATTATCTGTTTTATTTACCTCTGCTTTATAAAAATCAAATTGACTAGCATATAATCTTGTACTACCTTCTAAATCAACTACAAGAGGATTTGGAGAAGATAAGGCGAATCTGCTTTTACCACTTCCACTTTCTCCCCAAACCATAATTTTTAAATTAACATCATCTAATGTTGCCTTTTTTGCTAATGCCATTTTAGTTACCTCCATAATATTTGTTATTTTTGTTCTCTACTAAATCTAAATAATCCATAATTACACCTACTTTATTCTCAAACTTGTATTTTGTGTATTTATATTAACTCCTGCTGGTATTTCTCCTGTTTCCTTAAAATGTTCTTTTATAGCTGTTTTATCTACTTTTACTGTTACAATTTCTGTTTTGTATTCGCTAGGAATTTCATCTTCGTTTATAATTTCTACACTAGGTGGGTTTTTGGCTATGCTTAATGTTCCTAGTGGTGTTTCTAATTTTGTAAAACCACCTTGTTCCATACATTCTTTTACATACTCTTTAAATTTTGTAAGTCTATTTTCTAATGTTTTTCTTTGCTCTGAAATTCGTTTTTCTTCGTTTTTCATTGCTTCAATAGTTAATTCTATATTTCTTGTATACCCAATTAAATTTTGGCTTTTTTGTTGTAATAATTCTATTAGTTCTTTTTCTACTTTCTTTTTATCTTCTTCTGTCATTTCTTCCTGTGCTATCAACATTGGAAATGCATTTGTTATTTGATATAAACTTAAATCTTGCATTATTCTTCACTCAACCTTTCATATATTTCATCTTCATAATATTCATCATCTTTTTCTAGTAAATATTCCAAATAACTGTCATAATCATTATTTGTTTCTATATAGTCATCTTCGACCATTCTATTTTCTAACATTTTCATTCTCCTTGCATATCTGATTATTTTGTGTTAAAATAAATACAGATATGAATTTATGTATATTCTTATTTATGAACTAATTTTGGCTGTCGAAATCTGAAATTAGTTCTTTTATTTTGCCTAAAATAGCTTTTTCATTGTTGTATGCATTTGAAGTTGCTATTCTTTTTATTCTGTCTATCAATTCTCTTTGTTCTTCATTTTCAAATCTTAAATCTTTGTTTTCTTCATATACTGCTATATTTTCATTTGATAATTCTTCATTTTTCTTTTGTAAATCCGCAATTAATATGTTTCTATTTTCTATCTTTGCCTCTTGATTTTTTATTTTTCTATCTTTTCTTGTTAACATTTTCTTTCAACTCCTTTCTTGTAAAATTTTGTAAATTGTTATATAATTTCCTCGAAAGTGAGGTTTTTATTATGAATTTTTCTTGGTTTGATGCTTTTATGACTCTATTGCTTTTATTTGCATTTGCATTTGGCTTTATGACTCTTATTCTTTATATACATTTTGTGGTTACCAAAATATCAAATTCTAAAAATTACTCTGATGATATATGTAAGAAAAACAATGCTAATTCCAATAAGGAATAATGCAATTAATATTAATTTACCAAAATATTTAAAAGGATTATCTTTTTTTGATAGTTCTTTATTTTTAATCATTTCTTTTCCTCCTAATAAGTCATTCCCTGTAAGAATGCCCAATAACTAAATACTAATGTTGCTATATATAAAATGCTATATACTACTGCTTGTCCTAATCTCATATAGACTTTGTTTTTATCTATTTTGAAATTCTTCCAACTTCTTTTCATTTGTTCTCACTTCCTTTCATTTAACTTTCGTAATTCTAATAAAATTAAATAATCCACACTCGCCTTTTGATTTTGTTTTGGATTAATTCCTAAATCATAGAGTTTTACTGCTGTTTTATCTGCTATTAGTAATTTTCCATCAAGTCTTGGAAAATTCTTTTCATTAAACTTGTCTCTTGCCCATTGTATTGACCTTCCTCTAATTTGTGCATAAATCTCTGGTGTTATTGTGTCAGGTGCTTCATTCCAATTCATTGTTACTTCTTTTTTTACATTCATCTTTCTCCTCCTTTCTTTTTTAGTATCAGGTCGTGGTTATTTTTGATTTCTTTTGAAATCAGTATTGATAAAAAAAATATCATCAAATTGTCTATTAAGTATTCTACAAATATTAACAGCTAATTCTGGACTAGGATTTCTTTCTCCATTAACTATTAAACTAATTTGAGTTTGTGAGCACTTGGCTTCTTTTGCTAGTTGTCTGTAAGAAAATCCCTCTTTGGTTATAATATTTTTAAATACTTCTGTATCTTTCAACATTATAGTTCTATTTGCCATTTTTTATCTCCTTTCTGTTTTCATTTGAAAGCATTATATCACATAGATTTCATTTGTCAACACTTTTTTATAAATTTTTTCAAAAAACTTTACAAAAGTAATCACAAATGTTATAATATCTAAGAACGGAGGAATTATTATGGAAATGTCACCTAAAGAAATGGGTTCATATTTAAAGAGACTACGAGAAAACAAAGGACTATCAACTAGAGAAGTTTATGAATTATCAAAAGTTTCAAATAGCTACTTATCTCTCGTAGAAAATGGACATCGTAGAGCTAGTGCTGTAGTTTTAAAAAAGTTAGCTCCCGTATATGGAGTTGATTATTTAGATTTATATATAAAAGCAGGATATATAGATTTGGTTGAAGACGAAAAAAGCAAAATGTTTAAAAAAATAGGTGCTATTCCTTTGATTGATATTGATACTATAAAAATTCCTATTTTAGGAACAGTCAAAGCAGGATACGATTATTTAGCACAAGAAAATATTATTGATTATATTGCTTTTAAAGTAGATGGAACTGACAAAGAAAATTACTATGCTTTAAATGTAGTTGGTGATAGTATGACACCACTTTTTGATGATGGCGATACTGTAATAGTACATAAACAAGAAGAATTTAAAAATGGTGATAACTGTGTTGTACTTATTAATGGTAATGAGGCTACCATAAAAAAAGTATATAAAGGAAATACTGGAATCGAATTAAAAGCTGTTAACCCTTACTACCCACCTCGTATTTATTCTGAAGAAGACATTAAAGAATTGCCAATTCAAATAATAGGTGTAGTAGAAAAATCAATTAGAAATTTTAATAAAAAATAAAAAAAGGAAAATAGATGTTATCAAATTTACCACGACCTGATACATTTATTTTCCCTGACACAATCACTATTGAAAGTGAATGTATTTTTATTATATAGTAAAATACCTCCATTTTCAATAGTTTATTAAAAATAAATTAAAGAAAAATGGAGGTACTTTTATTATGAAAGGAAGAAGAGCAAATGGAGAAGGCTCTATTTATGAATTTATACAAAAAGTAAAAAAAGATAATACAAACTTAGAAATGTGTGAAATTTGCAAAAATTGTACTAATAGGCAATTATGCAATAATAGAGAAGATTGCAGAAAATTATGTGATAAATGCCAAAAGTGTACTAATTGTTTAAAATATTGTGACAGATATTATATTTACAAGAGAAGTGCTAGTCAAGCAACAAAAAAAGATGGAACTAGAACTGCTCCACAATATGCCAAGAAGAAAAAAGATGCTGCAATAAAAAATCTAGAAATGTTAAATAAAATTAATGATAACTTACTTTTAGATAAAACAAAAATAACTTTATATGAAATAGCTGAAAATATTGTTAACGATAGACACAATAAAAACATTACTAATGATAATTCTTATATTGCAAATTTATCAAAATTAAATAGATTGAAAAAACATAGCTTTATGCTAAAGCCAGTTCAAGAAGTTACAGACCAAGATTTGCATTCATATCTAAATTATATGACTATGTATTCTGAATCTGTAATTGGAAAAGATTATGGTTTATTAAATGCTACTTTTATAAAATGTGTAAGAAAAAAAATATTATCTATTAATCCTTTAGATGATAAAGATGAATTTAAAAAACCGAAATCAAAAGTTAAAACAGAAAAAGTACGTGCTTTTACTATTTCTCAGCAACAAAAATTTACTACTTTTATAAAGAAGACTGATAATAAATATAAATACGGTTGGCTTTTAATGCTTGTACTAGGTCTTAGACCAGGTGAAGCTTATGCACTAAATAAAGATGAAGATATAGACTTTCAAAATAAAAAAATACACATTAGAGTATCTTTAAGCCATTCAAAAGATGGAAATATAATTTTAGGAGATAGAACAAAAACTTATTCTGGTGATAGATATTTAGATATGAATGCCGACTCAGAAGCTATTTTAAAAGAAGCTCTTAGCCGAAGTTGTGATAACAAATATAATTTACTATTTTGGGATGATTCTAGAGATGATTTTTTCTCTGTATCTGCTTCTAATAGTTCATTTAAAAGATATTGTGAAAAATATAATATAGGAAAAGGTTTTGAAGAAACACAATATGTTTTAAGGCACTCTTTTGCTACAAGAAAAATAGAATCTGGAACACCTGCTGAAGTGTTAAAAGATTTACTAGGTCATAAAGATATAGAGGTAACTCTTAATACTTATTTTGATGCTTTTTCAGAGTATAAAAATAAATATAGCGAGAGGAGTTATGAATATAATAAAGAAAACAATCTAAACTATTTAGATTTATCTCAAGATGAAATAATATTAATGGAATTAAACAAATTTTCAAAATTACTTAACACTTCTACTCTGGATGACTTAGACAAAAAACTTTTAAATAATGCATTGAAAAAAATAAAAAATAAGTACAACCTATTGGAAGAAAAAATATCTTAACCTTAATTGCATTAAAATTGCATTAAAAAACGAAGCTAATCTCTTGAACCCTACTTATATCAATACTTATATAATATTATAATCTAGCCAGTCCAGCCAAGATGTGAGATTTTTTAAATCTCACTTTTTTATTAGTAAAATTAAAAATAAACAAAATAAAATGTACCTTTATAATAAATAACACAAAAAAGGTTCTCGATTTTAGAAGTAATAAATGGAACAAAATATATCAAAAATAAAAAGAAGTATAAAATTATATCCTTTATTTTATGCATTTTCAGCGGACTTAATATTCTTCGTACCAATAGATACTTTATTTTTAACATTAGTAAAAGGTTTAAATGCTAGTCAAATTTCTGCAATTACTATGATAAGCTTATTATTTTGTATATTATCACAAAAAATAATAGTAAAAGTAACAAAGAAAATAGGAAATACAAATTCAATATGACTTGGTGTATTCTTACTATTTTTATCCTCAGTTATATTAACGTTTGGAAAATCATTTATCTCTATTGTAATATATAGAATTATAAATGAATTGGCTTTTATGTTTTGGAACATGACTAGCATTTTATTAAGAAATAATTTAATTTATATAAATAAAAAAGATGAATATTATACAATAAGAAATAAAGCAAAAGTTCTGTATGGAATTATAACAATGATAACAGCATTATTGTCAGGATATTTATTCAATGCAAATAAGTATTTACCAATGTATATATCAATAATAATATATTTTATAATATTTATTATGTCTTTTGGTTTTTCAGAGGCCAATA